GTGTATGCGAAGTACGTCTTTTTCCTAGCGGGTGATTTTTGGCGTGGTTACAGAAAAAACGGGAGATCCTTACAAGCCGCTTACAAAACCAACAGAAAGCCGTCCTAAACCCCGCTCCACCACTGGCGCGAGCACCCTGTAACCTGAGTTACAACCGCTCCCACCCTATGCCCCGAAAGCCTCCGCAGCCGGTGATGCCGGACAAGCTGGAGCGCTGGCCGATTGAGCGGCTGGTGCCCTATGAAAAAAATGCGCGAACCCATAGCGCGGAGCAGGTGGCGCAGATTGCCGCCTCAATCCAAGAGTTCGGCTTCACCAACCCGATACTGGTCGCCAGCGATGACGGCATCCTGGCGGGCCATGGCCGGCTTGCCGCGGCTAAGGACCTGGGGCTGAAGGAGGTGCCGGTGGTGGTGCTTGACCACCTGACGCCGACACAGCGCCGCGCCTACGTGCTGGCGGACAACAAGCTGGCGCTGAATGCGGGGTGGGATGTTGACATGCTCGCCGCCGAGATGGAGGGGCTGCAGGCGGTGGAGTTTGATCTGGGTCTGCTCGGCTGGTCAGTGGATGAACTGAGCGGGTTGCTGGCACCGGAGGTGGACGAACTGGACGACATGCCCGAGCTGGCGTCAGGCGACCGTGAGCCGATCCAGCAGATGACTTTCACCCTGCATGACGATCAGGCCGAGATCATCAAGGAGGCGATCGAGAAGGCCAAGGCCATCGGGCCGTTTGCGGAGACGGGCAACGAGAACAGCAACGGCAACGCACTGGCCAGGGTGGCTGAGCTGTTCCTGAGCTGGGGTGGTGACCATGGGCTCAGCTAAGGATCTGCGGGTGGCGCCGATCAGCTGCGCCGATGCGCGCAAGATCGTCTGCCGCTATCACTACAGCGGCAAGTTCGACACAAGATCAAAGCTGCACTTTGGTGTGTTTCTTGATGGCAAGTGCGGCGGCGCAATACAGCTAGGCGATCCAATCGACAAGCGCAAAGCGCTGGTGGCGGTTGAAGGTACAAGCTGGAATAGCCTGCTGGACCTACATCGTTTCGCCTTTGCTGACTGGCTGCCGCGCAACAGCGAAAGCAGGGCGCTTGGCGTGATGATGCGATTGATCAAAAAGTCTTATCCGCACATTGAATGGATCCAGTCCTACGCTGATGCAACGCAGTGCGGCGACGGCACTATTTACAGAGCTTCTGGATTTCACCTGATAGGCATTAAACCCAACAACAGCATGTACCGGATGCCAGATGGAAAAGTGATTTGTAAGATTGTGCTTGAGCCGGGCTTTAGCGTAAGGCGCTCAGGTGTTGACAATGGGGTTAAATCTCAATATGGCAAAACCGGATCAGAAACATCAGGCGCATTCCTTAAGCGCATCGGAGCAAAGCCCATCCCCGGCTTCCAACTTCGCTACATCTACTTCCTAAACCCAGCCGCCCGCGAGCGGCTGACAGTGCCGATCCTGCCGTTCAGCAAGATCGACGAGATGGGGGCATCCATGTATCGTGGACAGAGCATGCGTCCGAAGCAGGCGACTCCCGGTTCCCCCGGTGAGGCGGCGGGGCAGAACCGACCCGGACGCTCCAAATGAACCTAGAGGCCTACGCCAAGCACCGAAAGGCGCGGGGCCTTCGTGGCACCAGCCACGTAGCGGTGCTCAAGGCGATCGAGTCTGGCCGCCTCACCGAGCCTGCCGTGCGCAAGGTGAACGGCCGCTGGCAGATTGACGCCCCGCTAGCCGATGCGCAGTGGGCTGGCAACACCAGCAACATGCCTGACAACGGCACCGAGCTGCCGGAGCCGCCCAATACCCGCCAGCCACACCCGGAGGGCGGCGGGCCATCGCTAGCCCAGGCCAAGCGGGCGAAGGCGGTCTATGAAGCGGAGCTAACCCGGCTAGAGCTGCAGCGCACCAAAAAGGAGCTGATCTCTGCCGATGAAGTGAAGCAGGAAGCCAGCCGTCTCGGACGCCAGGTCCGCGACCTGCTGCTGACTATCCCCGGCCGCAACGCCGCGAAGGTGGCCAGCATGCAGGACACCCAGGCGGTGCGTGATCTGCTGGAGGCCGAGATCACTAACGCGCTCAGGGGGCTGCAGCATGAGGCCGCTTGACGCTGCCACGATCTACCGCGAGGCGTTCATTCAGGCGCTCCAGCCGCCGCTCGACCTGACCGTCAGCGAGTGGGCGGATCAGAACCGGATCCTCACCCGCCGCAGCAGCTCCGAGCCCGGCCAGTGGCGCACCGACCGGGTGCCGTATCTGCGCGAGCCGATGGACCTGCTCAGCCCCCGCGAGAAGCGCATCAAGCGGGTGGTGCTGCTGTTCGGCTCACAGACCGGCAAGACCGAGGTGGGACTGAACTGGCTGGGCCGCACCATCGCGCTGGACCCTTCGCCCTTTCTGGCGATGTTCCCGACCGAATCGTTCGCAAAACGCCAAATTCGTCAACGCCTCACGCCGCTGTTCACCGATACCCCGGCAGTAGCGGCCAAGTCGCTCAGCAGTAAATCCAGGGACGCGGCCAACGCGATGTTCCTGAAGGAGTTTCAGGGCGACATGCTGGTGTCGATCATCGGCGGCAACAGCGGCAGCGCTGCGCAGGGCATGCCGGCGCAGAACGTCTGGGCTGATGAGGTGTCATCCCTGCCGCTGGAAATGGATGACAAGGGCGACCCGCTGGAGAATGCCGAGGCCCGCCAGACCAACTTCCCCGACCGCAAGGCGCTGGTCACCTCCACCCCCGGCAGCCGCGGCGCCTGCAGGATCACCAGCGAGTTCGAGGTGCGCAGCGACCGCCGCCGCTACGGCGCCCTGATGCCCTGCTGCGGCGGCCATGCCGTGATCGAGTGGCCGCACATGGTATGGGATAAGCGCGACGGCGAGGTGTGGTGCCAATGCCCGCTATGCAATGAACGGGTGGCGCAGCACCACAAGACCACCATGCTGTCTGGCGGGATCTGGACGCCAACGGCCAAGGGCGACGGCGAGACGGCGGGCTTTCACCTGCCGGGCTGGTATGCGCCGTATGGCTGGCTGAGCTGGGAGAAGATCCGCGATGAGTTCCTGCGCGCCAAGGCGGACCCGCTGCTGCTCAAGGGCTGGGTGAACAAGCGGGCCGCTGAGGCCTGGGAAGACGAGAGCCTGGCGAAGGTGAGCGCCGATGGCCTGATGGCCCGCGTCGGCGGCTACGGCCACGGCACTTGCCCGGATGGCGTACTTGCGGTACTGATGGCCGTGGACGTGCAGGACACCTGGCTGGAGGTGTCGGTGTGGGGCTACGGCCGCGGCAAGCCTGAGCAGGCCTGGCGGATCTGGCACCAGAAGATCGAGGGCGACCCAGGGCAGGATCACGTCTGGGATCAGGTGACGACGATCCGTGAGATCGAATGGCCGCACGCAAACGGCGGCAAACTGAAGGCGATCCACTGCGCGGTTGACACCGGCGGCCACTACACCAGCGAGGGGTATGACTACTGCCGCCGGTACGCCAAAGAGGGTGTGGTGGCCATCAAGGGCAGCAGCCAAAAGAACGCGCCGCCGCTCGGCAAAGGCTCAAAGCAGGACGTGACCTTCAGGGGCAAGACCGTGAAGGGTGGCGTCACGCTCTACATGATCGGCACGCACGCAATCAAGCGGACCATCTACAGCCGCCTGAAGATTGAAGATCCCGGCGACGGCTACATCAACTTCGACGACGCCACCACGGAGGACTACCTGCAGGGCCTGACCTGCGAGCGGCTGCAGCCGCGATACGTCAAAGGGTTCCAGGTTTTGGAGTGGGTCAAGCCATCCGGCGCCCGCAACGAGCCGCTTGACCTGAAGGTGTACTGCCTAGCGATGCTGGAGCTGCTCAAGCGCCGCTACAACCGTCAAACCATGTGGGACCAGTTGGAAGCGCAACTGGCGGCCTCCGTAGCCTCTAAGGGAGAGCCCACCCCGCGCCGGGCACGATCATTCAAGGTGATATGACCCAGCCGGCCGAGCTCTACCAAGGCGATCTGACCAGCTGGATTGAGCTGCGCGTCCACCCCGACGCCACTGCCGTTCGCGTGTGGTTTCGCGCTGCAGCAGCTGGCGCCGGTATCGAGGCGGTGGCCAGCGACACGGACGACGGCTGGAAGGTGGAGCTGAGCGCTGCCACGACGGCCACCATGGCAGCCGGCAGCTGGGAGCTGCAGATTGTCTCCACGGTTAACAACGCCCCACTGACCACCGGCCGCGGCAGCCTGACCGTCCGCAAGAGCCTGGCCTTCAGTGGCACCCCGGGCGCGTTCGATGATCGCAGCCAGGCGCAGAAAGACCTAGAGGCGGTTGAAGAGGCAATCCGCGCCCTGACCACCGGCGCGCAGGAGTATCAGATCGGCTCGCTTGGCAACGGTGGCCGCAAGGTGGTCCGCGCCGACCTGGCGGAGCTGATCAAGTGGCGCGACCGCCTCAAGGCCGAGGTCGCCCGTGAAAAACGCGCCGAGATGATCGCGCAGGGCCTCGGCGATCCGCGCCGGCTCTACGTGCGGTTTCAGGGGGTGAGCTGATGGGTGTTCGATCCTGGCTGAGGCAGCAAACGCTTTTTGCGCGATACGGAAAAGGCGAGATTGCGCTTATTGGCACTGGCTCTGAAATTGCCCCGGCTCAGATGACGTCCGATCAATTCGGGCGATGGCTAAGCGTTGCGAGCCCTGAAGCGCTGGAGAGGTTCGGCAGAGAAGGCCTGCAAATGCGCGACCAAGCTCAGCGGATGTTTGAGGGCGCCCGGCGCAACCGGCTGCTGCAGGATCTGATCGCGCCGACCACATCGGCCGATGCAGAGCTCAGGGTGAGCCTGCGCGTGCTGCGTGATCGTGCGCACATGCTGGTGCGGGATAACCCGTACGCCAGGCAAGCGAAGCGGACCACCCAGATCAACGTCGTGGGCCCGCGTGGGATCCAGATGCAGGGCCAGGTACTTAAAGCGAACGGCACCGAGAAGGACACCCGCCGCAACCAGATGCTGGAAGAGGCATGGCGCCGCTGGTGCAGGGCCGACACCTGCGACGTGGCAGGCCGGCTCTCATTTCACGGATTTGAGATGATGATCTCAGGTGCCCTGCCCGAGTCAGGCGAGGCACTGGTGCGGATCGTGCGGCAGCCGATGGGCCAGGGCCGTGCACCGATCGCGCTGGAGCTGATCGAGGCGCACCAGCTCGACGAAGACAAGTCAGGCGTCAGCGAGCGCTCCGGCCACGAATGGCGCCTGGGTGTGGAGCTGAACCAATGGGGCAGGCCTACGCGATATGCGATCTTGACCAGGCACCCTGGTGATGTTGAGATGGGCCTGAACCGGCGTGATGTGCAGCTGAAGCACACACTGGTGCCAGCTGAGGACATGATCCATGTTTTCCTTCCAGAGCGGATCGGCCAGAATCGTGGGGTGCCGTGGTTGGCGTCGGTTATTACGACTGTCCATAATCTTGCTGAGTATGAGAAATCTCATTGGGTTCGCAAGCGTGTTCAGTCAAACACTCTTGGCTGGATTGTCTCAAAAGAAGGCGAGCTGATTGCCGATAAAGTTGAAAACGGCCAGCGGCTAATCAACACCGAGCCTGGTGCTTGGAATTACTTGGAGCCAGGTGAAGAGCCGGTAGCCCCAGACTTCGGACCTGACGACGGCCAATACGATGCTGTCGTGCGGAATATGACGCGGCGGTTTGCGGCTGGGTTTGGTTGTTCCTATTCAACAATCAGCAAAGATTTTAGCGACGCCAATTACAGCAGTATGCGTACCAGCGTGCTGGAAGATCGCGATCACTGGCGGGTCGTGCAGTCCACAATTATCGAAATCTTCCACCAGCGCGTATTCGAGGAATGGCTGCGTGCCGCAATGTTGGCGGGTGATCTGCCCTCGCCTGCGTTCTCCGACTATTGGACTCGCCCAGAAAGGTATAACGCACCGCGCTGGCAAGCTAGATCATGGGACTGGGTAGATCCAATGAAGGATATGTCTGCCATGGAAAAAGCTAAGGCAATGTTGCTCAAATCTCACAGCGAGTTGATCACTGAATACAGCGGCGAGCAGTTTGAGCAGGTGATGGCGCAGATCGCCATGGAGAATGAGCTGAAGGAGTCGCTTGGCCTGATGCCCACCGTTGAGGAGGCGCCGGAGCCTGCAACACCACAGCCCGAGCCGGAGGACAACGACGACCAAGACAACGACGATCAGCCCCCGGTCGCCCCATCCGTAGCCTGAGGCCAGCGACTATCCGGCTTTGGATCTCACGAAACTCAAAGGCCCTCAGCGGCGAGAGCTGCCGATGGGTCTCCGCGTCGAAGAGAAGACCGACGAAACTCTCACCTTCAGCTTCAGCTCTGAGGCTCCCGTTGACCGCTGGTTTGGCCGCGAGATCCTGGTGCACAAGGAAGGATCCGTAGACCTGGGCCGGATGAACGACGGCGGCGTCTATCTGTGGAACCACAACCGGGATGTGGTGCTGGGCGTCGCGGAAAAGGCCTGGCTCGGCGACGATCGCCGCCTCTACTCCACCGTCCGCTGGTCGCCCAACACCCTGGAGAAGGGCAGCGAGGAATACAAGCGCCGGCAGGATGTGGAAGCTGGCATCGTGCGCAATGTCTCGTTCGCGTACGAGATCAACAAGATCGACGAACGCGCCGACGGCTTCTACGTGACCGAATGGAACGTGCTGGAAGTCTCCAGTGTCAGCGTCCCCGCTGACCAAACCGTAGGCCTCGGCCGCGCCATGGATGAGCCAGCCGCCGTGGAGCCCGATACCAAGGCCGCCCCCGCCCCTGAGCCACAGCCCGAGACCAAAGCGGCCACCCCTGAGCCCACCCCGGAGCCCTTTGCACCGGCAGAGCCGACCGTGACGATTGACCCCGAGTTGGTCAAGTCTGCCGTTAGTAAGGCCCTCCATAGCCTGACAGCACAGACCGCCGAGCGGACTGACCCCACTGATCAAATCCAAATGACCACTGAGATCAACGTGGCGGAGGTGCAGCAGGACGCTCGGCGCGCCGAGCGCGAGCGTGTTGCTTCCATCCGCGGCATGTGCGACCAGTTCCAACTCCCGGAGCTGGCCGAGAAACTCATCAATGACGACGCTTCCATTGATGCCGCCCGTGCGGTGGTGATGGAACAAATCGGCATGCGCAAGGTTCCCTTTGAGGGCCGCGTGCACGATGCCGGCGGCGCTGAGTTGGGCCTGAGCAAGCGTGAGGTAAAGCGCTTCAGCCTGTGCCGACTGCTCAATCACGTCATTGAGCCCACCGCCAGGTCTGCCGATGGTGCCGGTTTTGAGCTTGAAGTTGTGCGAGCAGCTGCCGACCTGCAGGCCAGGACGCTTAACAAGAGCGCTCGCGGCTACCTGATCCCCTGGGAAGTGCTGGGCTCCACCCGCGCTGCTGAGGCCCCCGGCCAGGTGGTCGGCACCTTCGGCGACGGTGGTGCACTGGTCGGCACTGACCGGCTTGATGCGCAGTTCATTGACCTGATCCGCAACCGCAGCGCCTTCCTGAACAGCGGCCTCACCATGCTCTCCGGCCTGGAGGGCAACGTTGAGATCCCCAAGAAGCTCAGCTCCAGCCAGTATTACTTTGTCGGCGAGAATGCTGATGTTGCCAACAGCAAGCTCACCTTCGGCCTGGTGAACATGATCCCCCGGACCATCGGCGTTCGCGTGCCGATCTCCCGCCGGATGCTTATTCAGGCCTCGCCTGACATTGAGAACCTGGTACGCCTTGACATGGCCGAGTCTGTCGCCTTGGGCATGGATTACACCATCGGTTATGGCACCGGCTCCAACGGCCAGCCGCTGGGCATCATCAACACCACCGGCATAGGCAGCGTGACCTTGGGCGGCGGCACCGCCAAGGCATTCCCTGTGAGCCTCGGCGGCGACGGCTCCACCACCCACAACTGCGGCGACTGGGCCGACTACGTGGACCTGGAGACCGAACTGGCGATCGACAACCTCGACGCTGGCAGCATGAGCTACGTGATGAACAGCGTGGTTCGCGGCGCCCTGAAGCAGACCCTCCGGGCCTCTTCTGCTGGCTCCGATTACATCATGACCGATGCTGGCCAGGTGAACGGCTATCAGACCGTGATCAGCAACCAGATGCAGACCAACGACGTACTCTTCGGTAATTTTGCAGATTGCGTGGTGGGCATGTGGTCTGGGCTCGATCTAATCGTGGATTCGGTCACCCAGGCGGCATCTGGCCAGACGATCCTGAATGTCCACCAGGACTTCGACGTGGCGGTTCGCCGTCCGCAGTCGTTCGCTCTGGGCACCTGATTATGAGGCT